GGGTACAAGCACCCGCAGCGCGTTCCAGCGCTCGTCGGTAAGCGTAGGCATTAATACTTCCTACGCTTCGGCTTCTTCGTCTTCTTCCTCTTCGGCTTCATCGCCATCGTCAAGCTCCTCATACTTAGCCAGTCTGGCAAGGAGGTCAGCATTTTCAGCAATAATCCCCTGTACTTCGGGGTTCGCCTCGATAGCAAGTGTTTTCGGTTTCCTGCCATCAAGTGCCGCTATGATGTTCTCCAAGCTTTGTGGCTCGATGTTGAAGGTCTTCGAAATAATCATGAGCGGTGTTCCTGCTGCATGCATTTTCTTGATCTTCGAATGTTGGCTAGCATTAGCCCCTACTCTCTGGCCCATGAGGTTCTCCTCTTATTATGGTTATGCCGCTTTGAGGACGAGTTCCAAGTAGCGCTCAGCAGCCCGTCTGAATTGGTTGCCGATCACTGTGCCGCTGCCACCGGCAAAAAACCCGGTGTCAAAGGCGATCACGTAGTCGTCCTCGGTTAAGGCCGGAATCGCGGCGGCATTTGCCGCTGCATCCAGCGTGGAATGGGGAACGTTACCCGTAACATAGGTAACGGCAAGAGGACCATTAGGATACTGGGCCTCGCGCATCTTTTCACGAGCCGCTTCAAGTGCTGACACGATTTCCTGTTGGTTGTCCGCCGCTGCGTTCGTGCCAACAGCAAGGACCAACCCACCCGCAGGGACGGTTATCGTAGCCGCTGCTTCCACCGACAATGTGAAGCTAGGCTTTGAGTCTCCAACCCGGGCAACGGTAATTTTATCCACTACCTTCTCCTGTAAAAAAGGGGTCCCGATACCGGGACCCCAACTCACACTTCGCCAGAAGTACGGGTTAAATCGTATCCTGCAACTGCAGCCAGACGATATGCTCGTCCTCAACCCGGACAGCGCCGATTGTCATGAAGGAGTAAATCCTCCACGCGAAGCTGATTGACGGGTCTTCTGCGATGCGAGACGTGATGTCCCTGTTGACCTGGAGACCGAGTGCCTTCTTCGTCATCGCGAAGCAGTCAATATCGGTACCCGGGGCTGTCGGGTGGTTGAGCCGCGTGGAAACGATCCACGTGTAGCCCATCCAGCTTTCGACGTAGCCCTTGGAGGTCAGGGGCCGGAGTGCGTTGTAATCGCCCGACGTGGCTTCGGTAAGCTGCAAGAGCTTCCGGGCCTGTACCGGACCGATAACGATGCATTTCGGCTCGTCAGGGTCGATGTCGTTGTCCATGAACTTCTCAGTAACCTGGGTTACTTTGTCGAAGTCCAAGGGTTCGTCGTACGTGTCAACCGCCGAGCCAAACACCTTTTGGGCATTGGGGAACGGCTGGTTAACACCCGCCCCATCAAGAGCGGTACCGGTTGCGGCGGCGATGATTTCATCGTCGTACGCTCGACGCATTGCATAGCCTTGCGACTGTGCGAGGTTCGAGTTTGGATCGATGATCATCTGAACGATGTCTTCCTGTTCCGTCGAATCGCCTACGTCGTAGGTAGTCGGAACAGAAACGCGCCTTGACCAGGGCCAGTCCTGAACAGGAGTGGGTTGCAGACGGGTGGATTTGACTTGCGCCTCAGCCGTGCCCAACCGTTCCCAGTTGTGCTCTTCTGAGTCGACGCCTCTCTCCGTTACTTTCGAACGAAGCCTTGAAGGCATCTGCTGCGCAAGATGACGAAGAATGCTTTCGTAAGTGCTTACAAAAACATTGTCAACTGTATTAACCATTAGAGGCTCCTACGCAAGTTAAAGAAAAATTAAGTTACGCTTGGAGCAACCCGATTTCGGACCCCATTGCTGGGTCTCTTAGGACTCTTGCGAGCAACCCTCGTCTGACTCTACCCCGGAGTCTACCACACCCGAGGGGGGTCTGTCAATCCCTCGCAAGGTCACGGCGTACTGTTGCCAGTTCGCCTCCTGGAGCTTGCACCATTTCGTCTGCTCCGACTCCGGGCGATCGGGGTTAAGTCGACAAAAGTCGGGCCTGTCCTCATAAATAGAGCACAGGTTATCTTCGGTCAGATGGATACAAGCCCCGTCACCCCGGTCGAGTTCGGGGGCTTTAAACCCGGCGAGGCGACAACAAGCCCCGCATTGCCAGCACTTGAAGGTTATGACAACCCGCCAGCGGCAGCAGCCTGCCGCAATTTAATGACGCGCTGGACGTATTCCTTATGCTGGGGATGGGCACCGTCCCAATACGGGCCTTCCCGATCGGCCATGATTTCATTCGCCCGGGCCAGGGCTTCCGATGGGGCAAGCCGTGTCGTTGACTCGTCCTTCTGGAAGTTAATCCCCTCGGTGCCGAGTTGCTTGCCGACCTCAAAGAGCCACTTCTGCATACCCGGCGACATGGTTTTAGAAGCAGCTGCTTCCATTACCTCCGGGGGTGCACCAGTGCCCTTGAGTACGGCATCGACCAATTGGATGTTATCCTCGTAGACGATTCCCCACTCCTGCTTGAGTGCCCGAACTTCGGTAGCATACTTATCAGCAGCGGCCTCCTTGTCCTTCTTGGTTGCCTCCGCAAATGCCCCGACGATCTTGCCATACTGGGACTTGGTTATTCCCAGCTGATGGGCAAGATTGGCAAAATCCGCCATTTGCGTCGGATCGATACCCTCAGGGTGTTCATACCCGGTTGGCGCTTCCGGTGCGCCCATCCGTTTGAACAGAGCCTTCATCAACTCCGGGTTATCCGGGTCGGGGGTGGGGATAAGCGTGGGGACCTTCTCGGTCAATTTGTTATGGAAGTTACTCCACGCTTCATCCCCCGCATCGGGGCCGGGGACCCGAATCATTTGCCCTTGGGCAGACAGAGTGTCGACAAATTGCTTCGCCAACCCCGATACGTCTTTTACATCTTTGAGAGACGAATGATCCTTTAGATCATCCGGTAGGCTGTCTCTCCAACTCGTGTTGTCTTCTGACATTTTCCTCATACCTTATTAGTTGTTGTATGTATACGAAAGCGTCTCTGCGGCCTACGTTGTAAGCCGTATCCTCGCTGGTTTTGCCTATTAGAACGTCTGGGTTAAGCTCGTCCTCCAAATCTTGAAGGACGAGCTTCCCATCTGGCGAAGTGAATAGGCGGTGAAATTTGGCCGCTTTGTTACGCAGCTTGTCCTGATCCAAGTCCCGGTACCTCCCTTAATGCCGTTTCGCCCTTTCCAAGGGCTTCCATGCCTTTACCTACTTGCTCGTCTTCTTGGCCCTGGATTATTCGGGCCTGTTGTTCTTCTCGATCGTCGCGGCGTTTCTTTATCTGCTCGTTAGAACGCATAAGTTTGGCGGGTACTCCCTCCAAACTGCCGAGTTCCTTACCAATCGCATCCCAATCCGGGATATCCAGAATCTCTGGCTCAATTTCACCCAGTTCGGCAAGCGAGGCCACCCAACGAGCGACACCTTGAGCGATATCGGCTCTCTGCGCACGTACAAGTGGCCCTGTATAGATAATGTCCAACTCGCCTGAACTTTCGAGAACCGTTGCCGGTGGCTCGCCCAATTGTCCGGCTCGATATAGGATATTGAATGTCCTCTGTACGAGTGGGTCCAGATAATCCGATTGCAGGCGTCCAAGTGTAGGTCCCAGGAGCCTTTGCATGAGTTCATAACGCGTCTGTACCTCGGTTGCGGTCATGGCCGGGGACTCTTTAAGCTCTAACTGATCCACGAAGAAGATCGACCGAATTTTCGACTCAAGCTCCTTGCGCTGCAGTTGAGACACGTCGAACCGCGCCTTTGACTCGTATGGCTCCATGCTGTCCATTGTACGGACAACAGTCAGGCCAGCAGGTTCCAAGTTCAAGTCGGACAGCAAACCCCGCTCTGTTACTTTTGTCGGAGGGTCGACTACCTTCTCTGTCGCTTTAAGGATAAGCTCCACGAGTTGATTGATAGTCAGTATATCCGGAAGGGCTATCATTGCTGGGCCATGTCCCCACATGGACTTGGAAGTTTTGCGCCACCGGGGGATAAAGGCCGGGTTCTCGTAATACCCGCCTTCCTCTCCCAACTCTGAACCGTCCTTATGCAGGACGTGTTTCATACCGAAGGGGCGCTCCTTCGGGGCTAATACCTTGGACGTATTGGCATCGGCCTTGTCTTCACGGGGGTAGATGCACATGATAACGGCATGCCGTTCGTCCATGGCCTGGGTTCCCCCGCCTTCAAGTTTTTCCTGCAGTTCACGGGGCAAGGAGTCCTTGCCGAACTTGCTCGCGATCTGGTCCAAGGTCCACATGTAACGGCGATAGGACCGAATTGCCTGGCCCCTGTGGTCTTGCTCGAACCACATTTCCTCGACCGGAACTGATTGGAAGTTGAGTTTCTGGAACTTACCGTTCTTCTCCTCAACCTCCTCGATGATCATTGATGTACCATACGACACCAAGTCGAGG